ACTTATGGAAGACAGTAAAGCCGCTGGTCGCTGGGAAACAGAACAAGGCGGCGAGTATTTCGCAGTTGGTGTTGAAGGTGCTGTAACCGGAAGGGGTGCGGATCTATTAATTATTGATGACCCTCACTCTGAGCAAGATGCTATGTCGAAGAAAGCATTAGACCGAGCTTATGAATGGTACACAGCTGGACCACGACAAAGACTTCAGCCGGGTGGAAGAATAGTTCTTGTTATGACAAGATGGAATAAAGGAGACCTAACTGGACTCTTACAAAAAGCACAAAGTGAACCTAAAGCTGATCAATGGGAAGTAGTAGAGTTCCCGGCGATTATGCCATCAGGTAAACCCGTGTGGCCAGAATATTGGGACATTGAACAATTAGAATCAGTTAAAGCTTCTGTTGCATTACCTAAATGGAATGCTCAGTATATGCAGAACCCGACTTCTGAAGAAGGCGCTTTAATTAAACGAGAATGGTGGCGCAAGTGGCCAGAGACTAGAGGCATCCCACATTGTGACTATGTCATACAATCTTATGATACAGCTTATCTTAAAAAAGAAACTGCTGACTTTAGTGCCATTACCACGTGGGGAGTTTTTCGTGAAAACGAAGATTCTAAACCTAATTTAATTTTACTGGATGCAGTTAAACAAAGATTCGAGTTTCCTGATTTAAGAAGAGAGGCACTAAAATTATATAAATACTGGGAGCCTGAGATAGTTTTAGTTGAAGCTAAGGCTGCTGGACTTCCTCTAATATACGAATTAAGAAATATGGGTATTCCTGTTATTTCATTTACACCTAGCCGTGGAAATGATAAACATAGTAGAGTAAATTCAGTATCGCCTATGTTTGAGGCCGGACAAATCTGGGCCCCTACACATCTGCAATTTGCACAAGAAGTCATGGAGGAATGCGCAGCATTTCCCTTTGGCGAACATGATGACCTTGTAGATAGTACAACTCAGGCGGTAATGAGGTTTTAGACAAGGTGGATTGTTAGGTCACCCTGAAGATTACAAAGACACCCCTAGACCAATTGAACCGAAGGAATATTATTAGACTATGAGTAAAGCAATAATGGAAATTTTTAAAATGACTTCTAAGTTAGGTATTAAACCTAAAGACGTTATAGGTATGGGTGGAGATATTGTAAAAATGGGTAAGAGTTTATTCAATACAAAAGTAAATCCAAAATTATTAGAATATGTAAATAAGAAAGGTGAACTTCCAGGAAAGATTATAGAAGATATTAAAATCCATATGAGAACCTTGAAGAATGCTTCTGACAACCAGATAGAATTATTTAGATTAAATCTAAAAGATATTTTNAATGCAAAGTTTCCACCGCCGCCAGTTTCTAGTGTCAAGCAACCAGCGACTAGCGTCAAGGATGCAGCTGACGCTTTTAAAGGATGGAAACCTACAGTTATCAAAGGTGGTAAAGAACCTTTAGCAACAGGTGGTATGGCTAACCAAAACGCAGAATTAAACCAGCTTCCAGAATACTACTTGCCTATGGCAAATGGTGGCATAGCTAATCACTTCAGGAAAAAATAATGTACACACCTTGGTGGCAAAGAATAAGTAAGCCTACGCTCGCTGAGCGTTTTGAGTTACAGAGATTTAGAAAGGCTGAAGGGGGAAGGATTGGTCAATTAGTAACACCATCTGTTGATGGATCGAGACCTGGATATAGTGGAGTTTATAAAAGACAAGATAAACCTGGACATCAACCTAAATGGAGAGTTCAGGGTGAAAGAAGTGGAGTTAATATAGGTAAATGGTTAACGAGTCAAGGAATAGCAACCACATATACAGATAAAAAAGCAGCTGACAAAGCTTATCAAAAATTTTTAAAAGCTCATCCTGAAACTAAGGGAGAAAAGACTAAAGCTAAATGGATGACAGAAGGAGAAGCATTAGCAAAAAAATATAACACTATAGTTCAAAAAGATTTTAAAGCAGGAGACATGTCAAAAACACCTCAATGGGCAACTTTTTTAAAAAATCAAGAATTAAAAAATGCAGGTGTAGACCATTATAAATCAAACCGTGTNAATGTTGGTGCAATAGATGTTTCACCACTGAAAATACAATTAGTTGATTCATTAATTAAGGAGGCTAATAAAAAATTAAAACATACTGACTGGATGGATATTCAAAAAAAGGTATCTCCTATGACAGAGATAAACACTACTCAGTGGAGAGAATATATTGATAAATTAGATACAAGAACTCAAAAAGTAAATAAAGCTTTTGATCATTTATTAAAGAATGATGTTGCATTAAAGGTTCCTAAAAAATTTAAGTAAAACTATGGAACAGGGAGGAAGTCTTTTAAGAAAAGTTATATCTGACGTTACTGGAGTTAACAGTAATAAAATAATAAGAAACGGATTAGATAGTAATAAAAANTATATAGATAAAATAGAACAAATAAAATTTGCTAATCAAGGTAATTTATGGAGTCAGGGAGAAGGCAGAACTTTAAATCAAATTTTAAATGATGCAGCTTATAGAATGTCAGGAAATATCTCTTGGTCATCTGACATAGAAAAATTAGCAGGCAGACCGAATAAAAATGCTTTTGATTACGCTTTAAGACATTTCAACTATCATGGAAAAAATAAAACAGGTAAAAGCCAAATTCAGTTTTATTATAAAGGCGATACTGAAATGAAAGACCCTATTCAATGGGATGAAATTGAATGGGATAATAAAGGTGGTAAAAAATTAAAAACTACTGAAGTTTTCTTTGTAGATTCTACTGATCGAAACAAAACTCAATGGACTACTGAAAAAATAGATTCAGATCATAAAAATTGGAAAGATAAAAAACCAACAAGTGGCTTATTTGATGAACTTTATCAAGCAAGAAATGTTTACGATGATTTATTAAATACACTAGTTACTGATCCCCGTAATCCTAAAGGTGAAAAAGTTAAATTTGGTAAAATAATGAAAGAAGTTTATAATATAGGCTATGATGACTTGGGGAATGTCTTTGGTATTGATCATGGAGATGGAGTAGCTAAAAAACCTTGGAAGAATCTTAGAATTGCAGAAGCAAGAATTAATCAAGCACTTTATAATATTACAAGAAAAAAAGGAATTAGTGAAAGTGACAGAAAAAAAATTATTAATAAATTAAATCAATCAGTTTATAAACCTTATGCTAAAGATGTTATTCCTAAAATTATAGCAGACCAAAAACGTGTAATTTCTGATGTTTTAGTAAAAGGTAAAAAACAAGACAAATCAGTTATTGATAAATTATTTAAAAATGCTGGAATAACGTTGTCCGAAAATCAAAAAGTAAAAGCTCAAAGTTTTTTAAGAAACGCTATGAATAAGGGACAGAATATTTTTAAATTTGTACCTAATAAAGTGGTTAGAAAAGGTGGAGGCGCTGCTCTTGCTGTATTAGATTATTCTTTATTTCATCATTTATTTGGGGTGCCTCAAACAGAAGCACTTATTGCAGCTGGGGGATGGTTAACTAAAAATGATGTATTAGGAAAACAGATTTTAGGTACTTCACAAATGGCTGGAATAATGGAAGAAGATAACCCTACAAATTTAAGTGAGTTGGTTGGATTACCTAGACCTTATGAAGAAGATGATAAAGTAGGAACTGACCGTTTAACAGAAATGGATGAAATGATGAAAGTTCCAGAAAAAAAAGAACCAGCCGCAACTGGTGTAGAAAAATACCTACAGATTACTAATCAATGAAAAACCCGACTTTAGTTAAAAACATGCAACATGTTAAATGGAAAGCAATACCCCCATTAAAGGGCCCTGATCCTAGAGGCTTGATTAAAGATAAAAAACAAGATAAACCTATAATTTTGGAGAAAACAAATGGCAGAAATAGATAAGGGCTTACCTAACGTAAGACAAAGTGTAACAATTCCTTCACAACAACAGGAAACAGAAGTTATTGCAGAAATGCAAGAATCTATGCCGTCACCGGAGAATACGGAGATAGCAGAGAATGAAGATGGATCAGTAGACGTAACGTTTGATCCACAAGCAATGGCTCCTGAACAAGGTAGATGATCATTACGGTAACCTGGCAAACTTATTGCCAGATTCTATTTTAGATCCTTTAGGGTCCGAGCTTTATGCAAATTATACGGACTACAAAGAATCTAGAAGAGAATGGGAAAGATCTTATACTCAAGGTTTAGACCTTTTAGGTTTTCAATTTGAGCAAAGAACAAGACCGTTCCAAGGAGCATCGGGTGCAACTCACCCAGTATTAGCTGAAGCAGTAACTCAATTTCAAGCGCAAGCTTATAAAGAATTACTACCAGCAGATGGTCCAGTTAGAACTCAAGTGTTAGGCACGCCTTCACGAGAGAAACAAGATCAGTCTGTTCGAGTTAAAAATTTTATGAACTATCAATTGATGGATGTCATGAAAGAATTCGAACCTGAATTTGATCAAATGTTGTTTTACTTGCCTTTAGCAGGTTCAACATTTAAAAAAGTTTATTACGACGATTTAATGGGACGAGCTGTATCAAAGTTCGTCACAGCAGATGACTTAGTGGTTCCGTACTCAGCTACCTCATTAGAAGATGCGGAAGCCATATGTCATGTAATTAAAATGTCAGGTAATGATCTTCGTAAGCAACAGGTTGGAGGATTCTATAGAGATATAGAATTAGGCAAACCTTATGACGAAGAAACAGAGCTTAAGAAAAAAGAAAGAGAACTAGAAGGAACAAGAGCATCAGGTTATCAAAGGAACAACCCGATTTATACTTTGATAGAATGTCATGTTAATCTAGATCTCGACGGCTTTGAAGACAGAGGGGAAGATGGAGCCCCTACTGAAATTAAAATTCCATACATTGTAACAATTGACAATGGTACGCGAAAAGTATTATCTATTAGAAGAAACTATAGAGTAGATGATCCCAAAAAAGAAAAAATCCAATACTTTGTCCACTTTAAATTTCTGCCAGGACTAGGTTTTTACGGATTTGGATTAATCCATATGATTGGTGGTCTAACAAGAGCGGCAACGTCTGCTCTTCGTCAATTATTAGATGCAGGTACGTTATCGAATCTGCCATCAGGATTTAAACAGAGAGGGATCAGAGTTAGAGATGATGCCCAATCTCTTCAACCAGGTGAATGGCGAGATGTCGATGCTCCTGGTGGAAACTTAAGAGATGCTTTTATGAATCTGCCTTACAAAGAACCATCACAAACTTTATTACAGTTGATGGGAATTTGTGTAGATGCAGGACAGAGATTCGCGTCCATTGCTGACATGCAAGTCGGGGACGGGAACCAGCAGGCCGCTGTTGGTACGACGGTAGCCCTATTAGAGCGTGGCTCGAGGGTAATGTCAGCAATCCATAAGCGATTGTACGCATCAATGAAAAACGAATTTGTTTTATTGTCTGATGTATTTTCAACTTACTTACCACCGGTTTATCCGTATGATGTAGTTGGAGGGGAAAGAACAATTAAACAAACAGACTTTGATGCAAAAATAGATATTCTACCAGTAGCTGATCCTAATATATTTTCAGCAACACAAAGAGTAGCAATAGCACAAACAGAATTACAATTAGCTCAAACTAATCCACAGATGCATAATCTATATGAAGCATATAGAGATATGTACGAAGCATTAGGAGTTAAGAATATTGATCAGGTATTACCACCACCTCCACCGCCACAACCAAAGAATCCGGCGATGGAACACATAGATGCATTGGCAGGTAAACCTTTCCAAGCATTTACAGGACAAGATCATCAAGCTCACATTGCAGCGCACATTGCATTTATGAGTACAGCTATGGCAAAAATAATCCACAGATTATGGCGTCATTAGAAAAAATATTTTTGAACACATTGCATTAATGGCTGATGAACAAGTACAAATGGAAATGCAAGATGTATTAAGAAAAATACAAGAGCTACAACAAATGATGCAACAAAATCCACAAGTAGCTGAAAACCCAGAAGTTAAACAAGAGATGGAAAGACTTCAATTAGAAATAGAATCTAGAAAAGCAATTTTAATTGCTGAAATGATGAATGACTTCTTAGAAGAAGAGAAGAAAATTAGCGGAGACTTTGGTAATGATCCAATTGCTAAACTTAGAGCTAGAGAGCTTGATCTTAAAGCTCAAGATAATATGAGAAAACAACAAGAAGACGAAGCTCGTATTAACTTAGATAGAGCTAAGATGATGCAGAACAGAGAAATTACTGAAGACAAGTTAGAGCAAAACGAAGAACTTGCTTTACTAAGAGCTAAGACTTCAATTGAAAAACAAAAAATGTCAAATCGTGCAAAAGCAAAATCTGATGCAACGAAAAGATTTGATGTAAAAAAACTAAAAGGACCAAGGAGTTAATATGGCTAAACCAGGATTATATGCAAACATTCACGCAAAGCGTGACAGAATTAAAGCGGGCTCAGGCGAGAAGATGAGAACAAAAGGTGCTAAAGGTGCACCAACTGATAAACAGTTTAAACGAGCAGCTAAAACTGCAAAGAAGGCGTAATGCCGGGAGCAGCTTTAAGAGGATTTGGAAGAGCTTACCTAAGTAATGGTGGAGCTGCGTGGACTAGAAAAGAAGGTAAGTCCGAATCTGGAGGATTAAATGAAAAAGGTCGGAAATCTTACGAAAAAGAAAACCCTGGATCAGATTTAAAAGCTCCACAACCTGAAGGTGGATCTAGAAAAAAATCTTTCTGCGCGCGTATGAAAGGTATGAAAAAAAAATTAACTTCTAAAAAAACAGCAAACGATCCTAATTCAAGAATTAATAAAGCTTTAAGAAAATGGAAATGTTAAATGCCTTTTCAATCTGAAAAACAAAGAAGATATCTCCACGCTAACCATCCTGAAATAGCAAAGCGTTGGGAGAGAGATTATGCCGATGGTGGTATAACAAGAATTCCTTTAAAAAAAGGATCTTATAGTCGAAGCTATAATCCAGGAGCAGGTGGTGTAGTTCAGCACGGTCCAGTTAAAACTAAAACACCTAATAATGGTGGAGGTGGTCCTCCTTCAGTAGTTCATAAACCTACAGGTCCAACAGCAGCAGAGATAGCAGCAGCTAAAGCAAAAGCTGAAGCTGAGAAAAGAGCACTAGAAGCAGCTGCTAGTAAAAAATACGTTAAAGATTTTAAAAATACACAAAAGAAAAAATTAAAATATCACCCTTTATTTAAACAAAAAACACAACTTCCACCTTCACAAGGGTTAGGAATAGGAGAAGTCCCAAGTGATATTAATTTAAAATTTAAAAAGGACACAGCGGATGCTTTTAAGATTGGAAACATTGCAGCTACCTGGAATATTCAGCCATCAAGTTTAATAAAATTATTGAAAGAGCCTCACAGTGTTGATCTGTTAAGAGGCATGAATTTAGTAGATAGTCCAGAAAATCAAACTGGTTTTGAAAAACAAGGATTATCTTCTGATTACAGACATACTTTAGGGACATCTGCTTTTAAAGATTCTATTATTGATTATTTAAGTAAAAATCTTAATTTAAGCCCGAATAATAAAGCTTTAAATGCTATAGGTTCTGCAACCGCAAAAGGAGCAACTATTTTTGAAGAAGGTAAAGACGCTTTTAGAGCACTAGATACATACAACAAGGAATATCCACCTCGTTTGGAGTATCAGACCCTATCAGTTGGAGAAATTTTAGCTCAGCCTAAAGAAGATTTTGAAGCAAACTGGTTTGCAGCTGATCAAATTCCTTATGGTACTAAACCTGAAGAAAAAATGAATATGGTAAAAGCATATCGAGAATATGGAATAGATAATTATAAAGATCAACTGGCAAAAGAAAAGAAAATGGATATGCAAGAAACAATTGCAGACGCAGAAAACAAATTTAATATTAATGAATGGCTGATGAGTTCCAATTTAGCCAAAGGCGGAGTCGCTAGAAAAAAATATTCTACAGGTTCTAATGGAATTTTAGATATTGATGAAGAGTCAGAAGATATTTCTTTAACATCTTTTAATCCTAACTTTGATGAAATTCCACAATTAACAGATGAAGAACAATTACAAATAGATTCTGAAGATGAAGAAGAAGGAGAAAAAAGAATAGATTTATTTTCTGAAACACAAGAAAGCGATCCACTTAATGAATTACTTTTAGCTGAAGACGGAGTTACAACTTTGTTTAGAGCAAAGAATGGTGGTAACGCTACAAAAAATATTAAAGGTCAACCACACATGTTGGCTTACATCACACCGGGAGAAGCTAAGACTTTAGAAAATTTAGGTGGACAAAAAACAATAACTAAAGAAGGAATTCCTGCTTATCCACCAAGTGATAATTATGGAGGAACTCATGGAGGTTCAAATAATTTTAGTGGTATGGATTCTGGTGGCTGGGATCCAGGAGTAAGTTCTCCAGGTACAACTTCTTCAGGTGGAAATGTAAACACTGGAAGTGGTGACCAAGAAGACGACGTTGCACAAATGATGCATGATATGAGTCTTACTCCAGATAATGCTCCTGACTACACAGGTAGTGATAGAGGATGGGTTGTATCGGAAGATGAAGAAACAGAAATAGGTGGAGCAGATTATGCTTCTATAACACAAATTCAAGAACGAGCAGAAAGAAGAAAAGCTAATTATAAAAAACAGCAAAAAAAAGATGCTGCATGGTTTGGAATTAAAGCATTATTTTTAGGACTTAATCCTTATGGATTATATAACTTTGCAAAAAAACAAGATGCTAAAAAACAAGAATATCTAACAACTTTAGAAGAAGATATTCAGGCTTTAAAAGATATGGGAGTTCCGATGTATAATCCTCATACTAATACTCTTGTTCAAACTTTAGAACAAGAATATTTAGATTTAATTCAACCTAAATCAAAAGATGAGGATACAGGTGGCGATGGACCAGAGCCTGTAGCTCCTGTAATGGAAGAGATTAAAGATTACACAGAAACGGCTTGGGATCCAATGAGTTATTTAGATAAAATTAGGGCTGGTCAAGCTCAAAGAGCTTCTTTACAAGCTAAAGGTATAATACAAGACAATGAAATAATGACTTTAAATAGTGGTGGACTTGCCAACTTATTTAGAGTAAAAAACTACTAATAGGAGAAAACTATGAGAAATGATTTTGGTACAAGACCTTATTCTTCAAGATTTCCATACGACAAAGGTGGAAAATCTGGTGCTAAGAAACAAGGTTACAACGCAAGATTAGACGAATCTTTAGGTGCAAGAAGAGGCGCTGAGTCTACTAAGTCTCAAAGCTTTAAAGCAAGAAGAGATGAATCTAAAGGCATGGAGAAAGCTTCAGGAAAAAGAGCTTACTCTTCTGTCGGAACAATGGATAAATAATTATGGCAAATACTAGAAGAGAAAACAGACTAGAAGAATTAGGTCGTGTGGATGCTGAAAAAGCATACACTAAAAAAGGTAAAAGAAATCTTAAAGACGAGAAAAAAAGAATCGTTAAAGAACTAAGAGGTGGTGGAATCGCTAAAAGAGGAATGGGAAAAGCTTTTAGAGGTGGAGGATTAGTTTAATGTCTAAAGATTGGCAAAAAGGATCGGGCTACGTTGCAGAGCCTAAAGTTACAGGCATCGTTGGAAAAAACAAAGATGGCTATGGTGATGCGGAAATAATTCAAGCAACTGATCCAACAGAATCTCAAACTGTCACTGTACGTGGTACAAAGCGTATGAGAGCTGACAAAAAACCAGTTAAGGCAACTTGGTATTAATTTATGTGGTTAAGTGCTATTAAGTTAGCCGTTTCTGCTGGTAGTAAAATTTATGCTAATAAGCAGAGAGCGAAAGTTGCAATGTCTGATGCACAGCTATTGCACGCCGAGCGACAAGCTCGTGGTGAGGAGGCTTACCAGGGAAAACTTTTAGAAGCTCGTCAAACAGATTATAAGGACGAAGTAATTTTGGCGATTCTCACATTGCCCATTTTGGTGCTCGCATATGGGGTATGGTCAGAGGATCCAGCCGCGATGGACAAGATAAAAATTTTCTTCGAGCATTTCCAGTCATTGCCGACATGGTTTACAAATTTGTGGATTCTTGTCGTAGCGAGCGTTTTTGGAATTAAAGGAACTCAAATTTTTAGGAATGGTAAAAAATAATGGCTAAAGATTGGATTAAAGGCGCAATTAAAAGACCGGGAGCATTTACAAAAAAAGCTAAAGACGCAGGAATGTCTGTTAGTAAATATGCAAATAAAGTTTTAAAGAAAGGAAGTAAAGCCGATACTAGAACCAAAAAACAAGCATCACTTGCAAAAACTTTAAGAAGTTTTCATGCAGATGGTGGCTTAACTAAAGTGGGTGGTTATAAACCAGTTCTAGGAAACAATAGATTTGGTTATCCTAGTGGTGGAGTACCAGTTAAAAGTTTTAAAGGTGGTGGTGCAGCTCTTAAAGGATTAGGAAGAGCTTTTACTAAAAAATAATGGACGGAATACAGTTAGTTTATAAACTAAAAAAACAAATTGAAGAAACACAGCAAGCTGTGCAAACCTATGTTCTAAATGGACAGGTTGACAATCACGAAAAATATCAGTATATGGTAGGACAACTTCGTGCATACGAAACAATTTTACAGGAAATCTCTACCCTGCTAACAAATAAGGAGCCAGAAGAAAATGAGTCAGGAACAATCATCGATATTAACACCAAAAAATGATCTAATTGGTGTAAAGAAAACCAAAAAAGTTACAAACGAATCATTTAAATTACCACAGCCTACAGGTTGGAGAATTTTAATTTTACCATTTAAAATGAATGATAAAACTAAAGGTGGAGTTTATTTAGGCGAATCTACTTTAGAAAAACAACAAGTAGGTTCACAATGTGGAAACGTCTTAGCAGT